TTCAAGGTAGGCGTGGGCTTGATTTTCATCATCATGATGTCCTCGTTTGTCGTGCCGGTCTTTTTCCTAAAAGGCGGCGGAGACGCGCGCGGCGGTACGGAGGTAAACACGGCCGAGCAGCTTTCGTTTGTGCTACACAATCCGACGACCTATGCCAAGGTGCTGACAAGAAACGTAATCGCTTCCTCATATGAGTATTTGATAGACGGCACCAGACTGGATTTTTACTATCTGGCGGGCAAGACATCGGCGGAATCGCCGACGGCGCTGATTCCACTGCTGAATCTGCTTTCCTTGGGGCTGTTGTTTTATGTGCTGTTTACGGACAAGCACAGAGAAAAAGGGACAGAGGCGCTCAAGGGCAGCACAAAATGGTGGATGCTGGTGGCCATCGGCGGCATTGTGGCCTTGATTTGGACGGCATTGTATCTTTCCTTTACCGCTGTGGGAAGCAGCAGGATCCTAGGGGTGCAAGGCCGATACTATATTCCGTTGTTTTTGCTGGCAGCGGCGATCTTAAGCCCGAGGCACATCAAGAACGAGACAAACCCGGTGCGGTATAACGGCCTGGTATTGGGCCTAAACGCCATGATTGTATTCGGATGTGTGTGGACCTATTTAACGATGAGCTTTTGCCTCTAAAGAAAATAAAAAAACGGCACGGAACGGTGCCGTTTTTTTTATGCAGAAAGGCTGTGGCTTAAGCCAAAGAAGGCTAGAGCTTGATTTGGGAACGGAGGAAAGCCAGATATTCTGAAAGCTGCGCATGCTCTTCCTCCGACAAAGGGCCAAGAAAAAGGCCGTTGGGGGAAGCGGCAGAGCGGCGTCCCAGCAAAAAATCCATAGACACGTTGAAATATTCCGCAACGCGCAGGACTTTTTCAACAGAGGGCGCATTGACATCCCATTTGGAGATCGAACTTTTGGAAAAACCAATGGTCATCTCCAGGCGATGCAAGGAGATATGCTGCTTGGCACAAAGCATTTTAATACGATTCACTAAACTCATGAGACAACGCCCCTAACGAAAAAAATTCGAAAAAAGGAGAAAGACCCTTGAAAATAAGAACGAATGTTCGTATAATATCTTTGCGGCTAAGAGTAGCAGGAAC